ACTTTTTTACCAAGTAAACCACTAAAAACTGCACTTTTAGTATTACCTATACCTCTAAAACCTTGACCTATATAACTTCCTAAACTTCTAATAGCTGAATCATTATCGCCTATAAAATCTAATGGTTTAGCAATTATTCTGTCACGAAGTTTTTTACTACTTTGTAATTTATCTGCTTGGTCAGCTGCATATCTTCTAACAGCATTAATAATTCCAGATTGTCCTACATCTGATATATTTTCTAATCTATCAATGTAATTAGTTTCTATAACATTTTTTCCACCTAATGTAGCTTTAGTATCAGATACTTTACGACCATTACTTGCATAATCTTTTATTAATGCTTTAACTTTCATAGGGTCATCCATCTTTAACATATCAGAAAGAATATCTGGGTGGAATTGTCTAAACAAAGGCATTTTACTAATAGAACTTATTTTTTCTAATGGAGTAGATGCAATTAATGTATACATATTTTGCCATGCAGGACTTTCTAATACTTCATCCATACCAGGATTAAATATTTTATTTGACCTACCAAAAATTAATGCTCTGTTTCTTTGCGTTTTAGCTTCTTTAACAGCAGAACGTACTGCTCTAGACTCAGATAATATTTGATTACCATTAAATATTCTTGCAAGTCTACTGTAATTTTGTGTAGATTCTTCAGCTAAATCTTTACCAAGTAAATCATATGTATTTTCTATAATTTTATTTTTATCTAAACTAATACGTTTACCATTTTTAACTAATGAACCTGTATCAAATAATTTACTTGCTCTATTTAAATCATTCCAAGCACCTAATATTTTTGCACCTTTTTTAAATACACCACCAAAAAATAATTCAGGTACTTGATGTACTATGTCAATAGCACCAGAAGCAAATGCAAATTCTTTAGAACCAGGTATAAATATTTCTGATGCATACAATTTACCTGGTGAATATTCTAAAACAGTATTATCTTTTTCCCATGCTTGATGTCTACCAGGACTATCAGCAACAAATAATCTGTTTCTAGTAAATCTACCTGCATAAAAGTTAATTGAGTTTGTTCTATTATATCTGCATACATAGCAGTATCTTCTGCTAGTAGAGGTCTAAAAATTGCCCATGCATTTCTATCAAAGTTTACAGGTTTATCAACTTTACCTATTTTCATACCAAATATATCGTACTCTTTAGATAAAACACCATTACTTGCTACAGCATTCCAGAACGCACCTAATCGTGTTTCACCAGATTTTAACCAAGCTTCTTGTGCTATAAGTAATTCTTTTTTAGCTTCACCAAAAAATCCTTGGTCTACACCTAAACCAGGAATTTCACTTCTACTAATATCAATAAATTGTGTATCTTGTGCTTCAGCAAGTGACATACCATTCTGCATCAATTCATCTGCTTTAGATAAAGCAGCACGATATTCCATTAATCTTCCTGTTTGAAATGGTTGTCCTTTTGCAAATTTATTACCTGCTATACCAAGAACATTTATTTTTCCAGATGGTCCAAATGTTTGCCATGCCCACTCTAAACCTAACATAGCCCATACACCATATTGAACATCTCCAGGTTTAGCACCACCAGGAGCAAAACCACCAGTAAAAAAATCAGTTAAATTAAGACCCATGTGTCTTTCTAAATCGTTTGGAGTATATTTATCGTATATTTCTTGATATAGTTCTGTTTGTTTTTTTAAATACTCATCAGCTATTTCATCTTCAATATCGTATAAAGTTTGTGAACCTACAGGTATTTTTGAGTTATATGCATCAAATGTTTCTCTAAGAGGTAATGATTCGTGAGTAGATACTAATTCTTCAAACCTAGCAACTTCACCTAGATTTTCTTTAAAAAATTCTACCTTTTGATTGTATATTCTTTTTTCTTTTTCTTTTTGAAGAAAATAATTTTTCTCATTTACCCAATCATGGTACATTAGGACCTTCTATTTATTAAATCTAAAATAATAGGAGATTTACTAACTTCATACATTGCCATTAATGTTAAGTCCATATCATCAATATTTACTTGTGGAGTATAACCATCTCCTAATGGTGAACCTGCAGTAGGTGACTCCCCTGGTCTTTCTGTAGGTGCAAACACATTTGGACGTGCAACTTCCTCTTTTGGAGGGTTCATGTTAATTTGCATAGGTGTTTGTGCTGGTAGGGGAGCAGCTTGTTGCTGTTGTAACAATTGTTGTTGTTGTCCGTAAGGTAAACCAGGCATATCTCTTAAAGGTTGTTTAGTACTACCTGCACCACCGTCAGTTCTATTTCTGTTTTGTGTAGCTACCGGAGCAGGTTTATTAGGTTGTCTGTATCCACCTCGTCTACTTTTTGCCATCAAATTCTCCTGTTAATAAAATTATTATACCTGGTGCTGGATATATGATTTGTTTAACATTATCACCCATAACATCAAGTTCATCAACAACACCATATTCATTGTATATAGTTTCCCAAAAAGTATCTTCATAATATTCGTCCATTATGCACCACCTAAAGCACCTGCTATTGAAGGTTGTCCACCCATCATTTGTTGTTGCATCATTTGTTGCTGTATCATCATTTCTTGTTCAGGTGTCATTTGAGGTTCTTGTGGAGTATAAAACTGTTTCATAATCTCTGTTATAGCAGTTGGATACTCATAAATAGCTATAGCAGCCATTGTAGCTGCAGCGTCACCTTGTGCAGACCTAGCTAGTATAGAATCAAATAATACTTGTTCAGCTTTATTTTTACGTATACGTTCCTGTACTTTAGCTATATTCTCTAAACCATCAATGTTATCTTGTAATGTTTCTACGTCTATAACACCTGCTTGTAACAATTGCAACCCAGTTACAATTTTTTGTGGTTCATCAAAACCAGCCATAACACCATAGATACGTCTAGTTCTAAAGTCACCACCAATATCTTGTAATACATTATAGTTTTCACTAAATGCAGAACCGGCAAGAAAACCAGCCATAGGTTTTTTAGATATGCCTTGTGAGTAAGATAATATTACATCCATCTCTAATCTCTTAGCATCCATCTGTACCATAGCTGATTTAATAACATCTCTATATTCTGAAATCATAAGTGACATAGTGCTGTTTAATTCTGATAGTCCAGCACCAGTAACAAAACTATTAGGAGATTGGCTATCGTCAGTTACAGGATAACCACCTACCATACGCAATTGTCTTTCTAATCTATCTATCTGTTGAAACAATTGATACGGCATATTGTTCATTGGTTTAGAAACTTGTGTACCAGGAGCTAGATAATTGACCGCAAATCTACCTTTTCTATATTGTCCGGATTCTATCTCTCCTGATATGTTAGTTTCTGTAAACACACTGTCTTCCATAGCAATAGCTGACATAATGTTTATTTTTGCCATCATTGCCATCAAACCTATTACGTGGTCGTATTGTCCTTTAAGCTGGTCAAAAGATACACGTTTCATAAATACAAATGGTGGAGTAGATAATACGTTAGGTATAAAATCTAAAATCATATTACGCTCTGGGAATACAATGTATGTACCTCCCATGTCATAGTATTCAATAATTCTTACACCAGAGTATGTATTATCTTCCCAAGCTTGTTCTCTGTTATTTTCATAAGACAAAAATGGTGTAGCATTATCTTGTGCTTCTTCAGCATCTTCATCTTGTTTTAAAATCTGTTCTGCAAACTCTGGATAGATTTGTGCAAGTTTATATCTAGGTACACGTCTAATAACAGCCATTTCTCTTGGTTGTTGGTCAGGACCTAAGTTACCTACAAAAGTATCATAAGGGTCACGTAACTCTGCACTAGGATAAAAGAAACCATTAGTATCACGTTTAGTTGTAATAACCCAAGCACAGTAACCATAACCAGGTAACCATCTAGCTGCTTGTTGTAGTTGACCTAATAAGTTTTGTTTTTCATCATAGTTAGTAACAATACGTTCTAATTTTTCTGCACGTATTTTACTTCTAGTAGAATCATTTTCATTAGGTACATCAACTCTAACTTGTGGTATACCTGAAATTTTTTGTGCAAGTCGGTCAATACCAGATTGCAACATATTAGGAGCTGGTAATAAATCGGCATCAGAGGTTTCCATTGTATTACCTAACAATGCTTTAATGCCATCTGCACCACCATTAAGAATAGCTTTTATTCTAGCTTTCTGTACTTGTCTTTCTTGTACTAACTTACCTGATGTAAGTTCAGCAGCGTTTCTAACTATCTCGTCATAAGTTTTAACATCTAATTTTTCTATGCCCATGGTGCTTCGTTTATCTCCGTCATCTTATAATCTCCATAACTAGGATTATAATCTAATCCTATGTTTGCAGTATGCTCTTTTTGCATACGCCTAAAAACTTTCATTGGAAACCAACTAGCCATAACTATATCAGTTTTCTCTTTGTTTCGTTTAGAAACAGGTTTTCCATCAAAGTATAACAGTTGTTGTCTGTATTTCTGTACTTTAGAGTTAGATTCTCCATCACCAACAGGTAAGTGTATTCTTTTATCTTCAAACAAATCTGCCATTGCACCAACACCATACAATGGGTCATGTTTATTTTTACCTGTTAAATGACCTTGTACAGTTATACCAGTACGTAATGTAAATTCTTTTATTGCAGCATCTTGTCTTATAGCAGATTGAAATCCGTTTTCCTCTACTACCCAATGTCTACAATCGTACTCGTGTAACCATATTGCCATTTGGTCTAACGCAGCTCTAATACCACCACCACGTCTGTTTTCTAAATCAACTAAATACAACTCACCTCTGTACTGGTCTATACCCCACAATACAGATGCTTGATAACCACTTGATGCAGGGTCTAATCCAGCAACAAGATATAAGTTTTTATATACCTGCCCTAGTACTAAATCAGGTCGCATACATTGGTCAACAATATTCATAGTAAAGATTTGTGTACCTTCTACATATGCTTGATTAAAATAAACCATTTCAAATGTTTGTCTACCACCTGTAGATTCAGCAGAGTGTAATCGTGACATTAACCATTTGTAAGTTCTTTTACCTGGCCATAACATACAATCAGTATGTTCTTCTTCTAAATGTTCAGGTAATTGACAATCTAATGTATGTGCAGTTTCTACAATGCTTGTAAAGTTATCTGATTCTAATAAGTGGTTATATAAATCATCAGGATGTTGTCTTGAACCAATTACAACTACAGCAGTATGTTCCTCTTTACGACTTGATAATGTTGTAGTCCACCATTGTCTTGTACTTTCTCTAGCACCAGGTTGCATAGTAGTTTGATGGTCCTCAATGTCATCAGCAATAATTATGTCACAGTCACGTGATAGAATTTTACCACCTTTACCTACAGCAACCATAGTAGGTGATTTAATACCTGCAACAGTACGTGTACCTACAGTAAATTGGTTTTGTGACCAGTTTTTACCTGACCTGTTATCTGGTTTAAATGATTGACCAGGTGGACAGAAATCTTCTCTAAGTTCTTCATTTGTATCTAATACATCAAGCACAGCAGATAATGCATTCTTAGCTATGTCTTCGTTACCACCTACCCACATAATACGTACGTTAGGGTTTTTACATATCTGATATACAGCAAAGTGTATTAATAACTCTGTCTTTCCATGTCGTGGGGGTGACAGTATCAATAATTCTTTACCGTGTTCTATAGAATCAATAATGTTATTAATCCAGTTAGTGTGAAAATCTGCGGTGTCATAGTGTTTGCCAAGCTCCGTGCGGAAATATTTGTGTCGGAAGTTTGAAAAATTTTCTAATGCAGCTTCTGCTTCGGCTGATAGTTCCCAATCTTCTGCTGCTACTGCGTTTCTACTGTCTATCTTGTAGGCAGCGAGCATGCGACTGACAGTAGCAGGGGTGCAGCCAAGGAGGGAAGCTGCGTTTGCTACTGTCATATCGCCAGCTGCAACTTCTTCTGCTATACCTTCGCTTACGAAAGCTCGGTAATATTGCCCTCTGCGTACAGAAGCATAGTCGCCTGTATCAGCATTATACTCTTTATTGATGGGCTTGGTATCCACTTTATCATTATGTCGCTTGTCACGTGCAAATTGACGCTTCTGGCACGTTCCTGAGCAGAATTTTGTTTGTCTACCTCGTAATTTTTTACGACAACCTTCTGCTATACAGATTACATTCTTTGACACTATTAACTAACTTTCCATAGATGTTTGTATAGTGAGAATTATATGCTATAGTTTCATTAAATACAAACACTAAACAGTAGTATTTTGTTACAGGTAAAGCGGTGACCGGGACATCAAAAGCTGCTCACAGAGTAATCTGTACACTAGAAAGACAAAGGCAGTACCCAAGGACATTAAAAAAGGTTTAGTCAGGACTGGTACATACCATGCCCGCTCCTGCCCAGAAAGGCAACTACTATAAGGCTTTTATCTGTACGAAAGATTACCAACATATTTTTTAGACCTACGGAAATCTGTAACCTATTTACTACAGTATGACAAGAATACTGCGTATTCTTTAGTGAAATATCATGCCCTATCCCTATGATGAAATGATTATCTTAACTAGATATTTCACTTACCTAATGTTAATCTCTGTGCTTGCACAGTCGGCTACCTTTCATCTTTCGTATGTTGTTAGGTGTCCTATAATCTAACTCTACTCTTTGCTTAATGCTTCAGACACAATATATTAATCTATATTCTCACGCCTTTCTAACGTCTTTAAGAAACTCTTTATGAGTTTCTCTTAAAGACAGAAAGGACAGTGAGAAATATGATTAATTGTTTATTGTGCGGTGAAGCATTCGCAAGCAAAGGCAGTAGAATACATGACTTGTCATGGGACACTGCTAACAAAACATACAAGAAAGATGACAAAGGT